TCACATAGCGACCGGCAGACCATTTTTCGTCAACCCAATCTATGAACGCTTGCAAATCTACAAATGGTTGACCGACAACGCCGCTTGCTGCCCACAAATGAATTTGTTTGACCTTGAATTTCTTAAACGCCTTCTTTGCCAGATTGGCAACGCGTTCAATCGGAAACTGCATTGCAAATGCTTTTGCTGCCGCGCCTTTTATTTCTCTTTTGTCGCGAGGATTATTCACGTCCCAAAAAATCCATGTTCGCCCGTTGCTGGTAATGAGCAAATCGGATTTCTTTTTACGCGCGCTTGATTTTATACGGCGCTTGATTGTTGGTTTATGTTTCCGCCCGCGTATTTTTGTGCGAGAAGTATTCCCGCGACGGGAAACATTTTTCTTTGTGCGGCGCGTCCCCTTGCGCTTTGCCATGTCACAAAACCGTTAGTTTTGCATCGGTTCCTATTCCGCGAAGCTGTATCGCGGGAATGCAAATAGGACGTTTGTAACGGCGCGTCCCGTCCGCAATGTTTGGGGAAGCCTCAAACCATTTATCGCGCAAATCCTTTGCTGCTTGTCCGCGCAAAGGAAATAAATGGTCCGCGTAACGCAACGCTTTTTCGTATTTGACTATTGTTGATTTTTCGCCTGCCGTTATGAACATCTTTTTACGCGCAATGCGAGCGCAAGCAGGAACGAATTTTCCGCAAGCCTTGGCGCGTCTTTTCCAAGCGCGATTTTCGCATCTGGCGATGGTATAACCAGCGGTCAGAGAACCGGCCAGCGGACCATGCAAATAGTATTTTGGAGGGGTATTCTTTCCCCGAATAAAACTTGACACGTCTTGCCCCTTTCTTTTACAAGGGGCGTTGAGACCTGCCCCCGTTGAGTGTTTGAAAGTCCGGAACGCCAATTCCGGGCTTTCATCGTTTCCAGTATGCCCAAACCATCGCGGCAATTCCGCTTATTGCAGCGGTAATCATTGCGAACAATCCGACATGGTGTGCGCGTTCTGACGTTTTACGCAAGCGCCGCAAAAAGATTTGATCGGAAATAAATTCGCGCACACCATCGGCGCTTTCCCAATCAATGCCGAATTGTGATAAGCGTTCATCGCAATGACTGTCAATCAACCGCTCTAATTCCGCGCGGCTGATTTCCACCATATCATTACGGCGTGCGCGCTCTATTTCATTTGGCATTGTGACCGCCAAACCGCATTATGCCGCCGAATTTGGTTCACGGTTTCTGCCGTGTCATTCATCGCGGAAAATGTAATGATGCTATCCGCAACGCAAAAAGGATTATTGCTTGTCCCGGTTGTCGGGATCGTTTGACACGTCGCTAGGATTATCGCGCACACTGTCACGGGCGCTAATAGCCTTAGCGATTGCGTCAAGCGTTGCGGTTGCATTTGCTGCAATAACCTTTGCCGCGCCTGCATCAATCAATTGTTTGTCCGCAATATATTTTAGGACGCTGGCAAGCAATTGAGCGATTGCAAGCCACACGTTATAGTTTCGCGAGTTTGTCGCGTAATCCGAAGAATGCCAACGCCTGACCAATTAGCGCGGCAAGATCGGTTGAATTGTCAACGTCCGGGATTTCAGCGCCAACGGATTTTGCAACAATGGCGATGATAATAATTGCAACGCCAAGATAGGTTTTCCATCCGCTCATTTTGAAAGTTCTCCTTTGGGATGCCCCGGAGGGTCAACCCGGACCTTACCCCCGACCGACCAAGAGGGTCAAACACTCTTTATATATATGGTGACTTAGCGTAGGGTTGCTGTTGATCGTGCGAGGGTATCGCTATGCCAATGCAGAAAAACACGCTGGAATGGATCATTGCGGATATTGAAAGCGGCGATAATCCTTATGCAATGCGATTTGAACCGGGAATTTATGCACGGATGCAAATTTCCGCGCGTTACAATCCAATGATAGAACGCGCAAAGCAAACAAATATTTGTTCGCGCGAAACTGCAAAAATAATTTGCGCTACGTCATGGGGGCGTTTTCAAATTATGGGTTTCAATCTGTACGATGTTGGTTTGAACCTTGGCGCAAGCGTTGGCGAATTTATGGCGGAAGTTGCGCCGCGTTCGCAAGCTGCTTATTTTTTGGAATTTTGCGTTGGTCGCGGCATTTATTTCACGCTTCAACAGTTGAGGGAAAATCAAGCAAGCGTTTTACGCTTTGCAAAAGTTTACAATGGTTCGCTGGCATATGCCGATAAAATAAACGCACGTTTGCCGGAAATCATTTGAATGCCCTACGCGCTCGCAACCACAACGCCGCTTACGTGTCGGCGGCAACCGGATTTAGAAGTCCCTTTAATTCGCACGTCTTGGGCTTCTACGCGCGAAGATACAGCGGGCAGTAGATTATTTTCATATACGTTTTGGCCGCAATATACGCGGACGAATGTTGTGCAATCCGGCGCGGCAATGGGAACTGTTTTGCGTTGGGAAACATGGGTTATGTTTCCAACGTTTGAACGCAAATTTGCGTATATGCCAGCGGTAACGGGCGCAACGGGAACGCTCAATTTGCCCGTATGGTGGGCAGATTACATGATGCGTTTTAACGTGTTCGATCCAGGCGGCGCGGCGAACGGAACGCGACTTTCCCCAACATATTTATCCGCGCCGTTTCTTGGCGGCGATATTGTTTATCCGTCTATTGCACAAGGTCCAACGGCGTTTGTAACTTCGCCGCTGACTATTCTTGATGCGATAGCGCAAACACAATTGGTTTGGAATGGCGTTTTGGATTTGCGTTTTGCTTGGACCGCTCGCGTTTCGCAAGTTGGCAATTTCGATTTTGTTTTATGGTCGCCAACGCAAGGTCCGCAATCGCCTGCGTTGTTACAAGACATATATTCTGGCGCGTCAGGGTTGTCCCTCTTTTACATGATACCTGAATTTCGTGTTTTCAATGGCTTGCTGCATAACTCCAATAAAAATTATTTGTGGGGGCAACGTTCAGTTTCCGAATTGCGCCCGCGCGTTTATACATTATCAGGCGTAACTACTCTAAATTCTGCCAACCATATAATTGTTGACAACGCAACGCTTGATGCGTTTCTAAATTCAACCGGCATTATTCAAAATTCAAACCCGACAATCTGCCCCGGATTAGAAGGGGTAATAATGACAATAAACGGAACGTTTGAAGGCGAAAGCCCAAACTTTTTCATCTGGGTTTCTTGCGATGGAACGCAATGGCGTTTGCTAAGAGCACGCGCGAAAAATGCTACAGCGCAAACAATTTTGAATGGGGCTGGCGCAAGTTTAATGCATCTTGATCCAGTCGGAAACTATTGGTTTATGAATGCTGGTTCTGCAACATTGCCTTTGACAAGTTTCGGATTGACCCTGACGATACCGCGCCGTATCCTGCCCGTTGTGCCGTCCCTTGACGTGCCATGCACTCCTATTAGGGAATGCTGTTAGTTACTTGATTGGGAAAAGATAATGACCCAATTACCCGGTTGCAATCCTTCGGCAATTATCGCGAACGCGCAACCCATAGAAGGACCGAAGGTTCTTCCGTACATTATCAATTTGACAAACACACCGAATTTTGAAATTGATTTGATGGCTGAATATCAAGCCAAAAAGATTTCCGGCGCGCAATCCATTTTTGTTGACAACACGCTAAACACGTCGCTGTTGACGCTGGAATTAAACACGCAACAGCTAATCAAAATTCCTCCGGGTGCTCAAGGCTATGTACGCCTTTTGATGCAGAACCCGCCGAAAATTGTTGGGTCATCTGGCGGAACGCAAATCATTCGCCTGCATATTCTGAATTTCCCGACTGATACAATGATATGGTCGCAAAGCGGGCAACTTTTCACGTTCAATGGATCAAACGAATTACTTGTTTCCGATCCAGGTCTGCGCGCTGGCGTTGTTTCCAATTTCTATCAGTCGCAAGGTTTCCTTATGGGAACCGCGCAAACGGTTGTCCCTCATTGGGGCGGTTCAACGGTTTATAATCTGAATAACAAAACAACCGTGAACGATACCGCAATTGCTGCCGCGCTTGGCGCTGGTTTGGCATACTACATAAAAGAAATTCATGTCACATTGTCAGGCGATGCATCATTAGCGGTTGCAGGACAATTGACTGTTGCAGTTCGCGAAGCGGCAGTTGTAATTGCAAGCAGGATTGTTTATCTGCCCGCTGCCGCGCCCAATACTCCAGGCGGGTTTGATGTTATCAAACTCAGCAACATGAATTACAATATGAAAACTGCGAACGTCGCGTTGAACGCTTTTCTTGGAACCGCGTTAGCAACAGGCGTTGCGTCATTTATTGTTGTCGGCGGAACAACCAACGTGATCGGACCATAATATTTATTTTTGGGAGAAGAACACCCCATGATGCCTAGCGGCGTGGCAATGATGCTGAAATCCCTTTTGGGGATTGAACCGGCAGAGATTGAACGGCAAGTAACCGAAAGCGCCAAAATGGCGTTTGACTTGTTGCAATCAATCAACAATCGTCTTGGCAGCATTGAAACGCAAAATGCGACAATGCAAAAGACGCTTGATCGCATTGAACGCAACGGCATTCCCATGTTTCCAAGCGAAAGCGCATTGGAAAAGTTTTATGGGGAAAACCCTGGCATTCAATCGGCAGAAGATTTTTTGCGTTTAACAGCAATCAAGGGAGTATCTGACAATGGCGAAGAAAGCAGCGGCGAAAGCGGCAAACCCAACTGAAACGCCAGTTGGCGAAACTCAGTTGGAAAATCTTGAACGTCGCTTGACGTTCTTGGAACGCGAATTGCGCGTGAAAGCGCCCGAACGCATTTTTGCAAATCCGCTGACCAAAGATTGATTTTCCGCTATGGCGGATGAAAACGAGGTTGTGATAAAGGTTGAGGCGGAAACGTCGCAACCTTCTGCCGCTGATACAGCGGCAGCGGCAGCAACAATAGTTGCGGCAGCGGAAACCGCCGTTGCAATGGCGGAAGCGCAAACCGCAGAAGTGCAAGCAGAAAGCGCCGCGAAGGTCGCGGAAGCGGTAAGCGATTTTTCAGAGAGTGCAAAGAAATGGCTGACGGATCAAATAAGCCCGTTGTTTTCCACGATCCAATCCTTGACGGAACGGCAGTCGAAAACGGAAACGGACCTAGCGGCATTGCAGGAGCGATTGACCCCAACGCCGCAAGAAACGCCAGTGACGGAAACGCCCCCGGAGAAACCGCCAAGCGCGGACGGGGACGGCCAAAAGGAAGCGGAAAAAGCAGCGGAACCACAACCCAAAAAGCGCCGCTTTCTGTAGACGGCATTTCTGCAATTCTGTTGTCTTGTCATGCTATGCTGGCGGGTATTACGAAAACCGCCGAATTGGCGCTTGACCAAAACGAAAGCAAGATGTTGGCGCAAGCAATCGCGGATGTTGCGAAATTCTATCCTGTCGCGGTTGATCCAAAAACGATTGCTTGGATCAATCTAACGATGGTTGCGGGCATGGTATACGGGCCGCGCATTGTCGCGATTGCGTACAAACCGCCAAAAGAAAAACCTGATAACGTTCGTCCCTTCGCCGCTGGAAAACCAAATTGAATGCGAAAGTACAAACGCAACCGCGTTTCCCAAATGATAGTCAACGGCTTTTCATTTGCGGCAGAACCGGCAGCGGTAAAACGCAAGCTGGCGTTTGGCATTTGTCCGGGCGCTCTTACGATGAAATGCCTTGGCTAATTCTCGATTTCAAACGCGATGAATTGATAGCGCAAATTCCAGCGCAAGAAATTCAGTTAGGTTCGCGCCTTCCTTCAAAACCCGGATTGTATGTTGTGCGCCCGATTGGCGCGCAAGAAGATGCCATTGAAAAACTTTTGTGGCAAATTCACGCAAAAGAAAATTGCGGTTTGTATGTTGATGAAGGCTATATGTTAGACGCGCGTTCGCAAGCATTTCAGGCGATAATGACACAAGGTCGCTCGCTGCATATCCCCGTTATTATTCTCTCACAACGTCCGGTTTGGATTTCTCGCTTTGTCGTTTCGGAAGCGGATTTCTTGCAAGTATTTCGCTTGAACGATGAACGCGATTATCAAACGTTGCGCGCGTTCATTCCCTATGACGTATCAAGCAGGCTCCGGGCGCTGCCGGAGTATCATTCTATATATTACGACATGGGGAAGGATCGCTTGAACGTCTTTACCCCCGTGCCCGACCGGGATACAATCCTTGGGTCATTCCGCGCCGCGATACGGCCAAAACGTTCATTTATCTAGGGAAATCGCCATGTCCGAGACTACCCTTAGTTGGTCCGTCGAAAACATGATAACAATAACCATCATGGCGTTTGCAGGATTTGCATTAGTTGGCTTAGTTGGTCAACTAATTCGGCGCAATACGAAACGCGCTGCATAGCGCGCAATCGGAAACGCAACCGATGAAAATTATCAATTGGGATTTGATCGCAAACCCGCTCAATTGGCTGACGGTTATCCTGATGCTGTTGCTTGCGTCGTTTGTGGTTGATCTGTTGGCGCAGTTTCTTGCAACCAATTTTCGCGGAGTGTTGAGCGATGAAAATGCTTAAATCATCTGTTGTGTCTAGCGCCATTTCTTCGGTCGCTATGAAGTCCGATCAATACGCGCAAATGAATGCGATGATGCCTAATCCCGTCGCGCTCAATTTCGCTGCACGGCAGGCGATAACGTCGCAAGCGTTGAAAAAGACGCAACGGATTTTTTCGCAATCCGGGATCAATCTTGCGAACCAAAACGTTTTCAACGTCAACCCGAGAAATGCCGGTTTGATTATCGGTTTCTGGGTTGAATTTGACATGACCATTACCAACGTTGACACGGACGCGGGCGATTTGACATTGACCGCGCTTGGCGCTTCAAATGTTCTGCAACGCGTAACATTCCAAGACCTTTCAAACAACATGCGGATTGACACGGCAGGATGGCACCTGCATATGGTCAATACCGCAAAAAATCGCGCGCCTTTCTTGGCAGCGCGGACAAATACCGGATACCCGATCAATTATGGGAACAATTTCACAAACGTTATGCAGGCGACAACGCCGATAGCGCAGAACGGCGCAACCGGAACCGTAAGAATGCTCTATTGGGTTCCGCTGGCATACAACGCAATGGATTTGCGCGGCAGCGTTTACGCAAACGTTCTCAACGCGACAATGAATTTGCAGTTGACCGTAACGCCGCGTTCTCAATTCTTCGCGCTTGCGAATACCAACGCTGGCGTTCTTGGCGTGTACACGGGCGCGGCGGATGCTATTGACGATGCAACCGTTACCGGCCTTTCGGTCAACGTGTATCAGGTGTATTGGGATCAACTGCCGCTTACCAAGCAAGGCGTTGTTCTGCCGCTGCTTGACGTTTCAACCATTTACGAGTTGAAAAATACAACGCTTACAGGAATGAGCGTTGGGCAGGATTTCCCAATCCCCTATTCCAATTTCCGCGATTTTCTTTCAACGTTTGTCATCTATGACAACGGCGGAACTCTCAACGTTGGTTCCGACATAAACAATTGGAAACTGCAAGCGGCGAATTTCACGAATATTTTCGAGGTTACGCCAAAGTATGTTTCCGCATGGGCGCGGCAATGCATCCGCGATGATTTCCCGCAAGGCGTTTATTATTTCGACACGCGGGACCGGCCCATTTCAACAATCCAATTCGGCAACATGGAATTACTTGTCAACCCCTCAACCGTCAACGCCAACGCTCGTTTGCTCATTGGCTTTGAAGATTTTGGCTTGATTGGCGCAATTCCGGGCGCTGGTTCGCTGGCGGTTTCCGGGTAATCCATCGCGTTTCCAATGGGGGCGTTCGCGTGAACGCCCCCGATGCAAGCGCATAGGGCAAATGGAAATGGATTTCCTTGAACGCATTCAAAATTTGTACACGCGTCCGTTTCGCGAAGAAATGGATTTGTTGCAATGGTTTCTGTTTATCGGCCTAATCATGGTTGCAGCATTTCTATGGTCGCGTGTTCTCAATTCACTTAGGAGCATGTAACATGAACGGTTATTCTCTTTTGTGGCTGCTTGCGGCGGTTGTCATCGGGTATTATCTGCATCAGGTAATGCCCAATCTCTTGCCCCGGTTGCCAATTAGCGTTTGAAAAAACGCTGATGAACTACACGGCGGTAATCGCTTTTTTCTTGATCGCTGGCGCTATCGTGTTGATAGTCGCGCGCGGAAGATTGCAAGAGTTTTTCCGCCTTTTGGGGCTTTCTTCTTAGCGGGAATACTTCTCGCAAAGATAAACATAATGGTTTGCCCGTGGCATTTGTTCTGTTATTCATCGGTTTGGTTCTGCTGATTGTTGGCGTTCGCGGCGAACAAGACGCGTTTAACAGGCTTATGTTCGATCTATTCACGGGACCAAACAATCTGACGTTTTGGGCGCTCGCAATTTTGATGGTGGGCGCTTTTGGTTACATCAAACCGTTACGCGGCGTTGCAATCGCGTTTATGACATTGGTTTTACTTGCGTTGCTATTGAGCAAGAACAATCAACAATTTTTCACGCGGTTGGTTGACCAAGTAAGAGCCGGAACCGCTGGTCCGACAACACAACTAAATCTTTTGAAGGTTCTGCCGTGAAAGGTGAAAACGATGGATAGGATTTTCGAGCAAATAACAGTGATTGCCGTTGCAATCATTGGGGTTGCCATTCTTGCCGTTATCGTGTCGAAAAACGCGAACACGGCAGGCGTTATCGCCGCTGCCAGCAAAGGTTTCGCAACCGCGCTTGGCGCTGCAACCGCGCCAGTGACCGGCCAAAGTTTTGGAACGTTTGGCATTTCCCCCGGATATGGTGGCGGTTTCAACCAATTCTAATAGCGAATATTCTTTCTCGCACAAAATTGGAGTTGGTTTGATGCTGTATCGCTATGTAGGGCGTAGAATACCCGGACCAAATACCGGGAATTTTTCGTTTGAACCTGTACAGGCGTTACCGTGCCAAAGTGTTCTTGGTCCGGGTTTTTCGCCTATTCGGCAAGTGCAAACAACGCAACCCGTTCAAGCGCAATGGTTTCAGGCGCTTATTAAAATGTCGCTGAACGGCATTGTACACGGTACAGCATCCGCGCAACCGATTTCCGAAGGCTATACAGAACGGGGCAATATCTAATGTCTCGCATTTGGGATTGGATCAAAGCGCATCCACTACTTGCGGCAGCAATTGCGCTTGCGCTGTTTGTCGTTTTCTATCTCGTTTTTCGTTCGCGCGGAATAACAAGCGAAGGTGGCGGGTTGATTATTCAAGGTCCGTCCGATGCTGCCATTCAAGCGGGCATACAAGCCCAACAGATAGGCGCGGCAGCGTCCGCGCAATCGCAACACGATGCAACCATGTTGCAGGCGTTGCGCGAACAAATCGCGGGAACGCTCACAATCGAGACATTGAAAGCGCAAACATCATTAGTTGGGCAAGAAACCGCTATTACGGGGCAAATCCAACTTGAAGGGCAACAATTGTCAACGCAAGAAACGCTTGGCTTGGCTCAATTCCAGACCATCCAAGCAGGCGAACAATTGCGCGCGGAAACCGCGATTTCACAAGCTGCCATTGCATCGTCAACCGCGACAACGCTTGCGCAAATAACGCAAATGGGCGCGACCGCTCAAACATTGATTGGCGCGGATTTGCAAAAGGCGCTTGCCGTTACGCAATCGCAAACGCTGCTTGAATATGCGGATATTCAAGCCAACGTTGCGATACATCAAGCGGAATTACAGGCAAGCGTGGCAAAGTCTAGCAGCATTTGGGGAACTATCGGCAGTATCGCAACCGGCGCGTTGCTGGCGTTCTCCGATGCACGCTTAAAAGAAGATATTCAACCCGTGCGCGATAATGGCGATGGTTTCCGCCTTTGGTCTTGGCGGCGCAAGGATCGTGGCTGGCAACGCGAGATTGGTTACGTGGCGCAAGACGTTGAACGCTCTTACCCGTCAGCGGTTCCGATCATTGACGGCGTGCGCGCAATCGACTATGCGAAAGTCGCGAATATCGCCTATAACTATCAATTTATGATGCAAGGCGGAATGGCGGCGTGAAATGCCTAAATTGACGGACAAACAAAAACGCATAATCGCAATCGTGCTCGTGGTCATTGCCGCGCTGCTTTTGCTTTGGCTGCTTGTTTCTCGCAAAATGAAAATCCTTCCTAGTTCCGTCAATCTTGCGCCGGAAGCGGTTCGCGCTGGTGGAACTAATAACGGGGACGTTCCCGATTACATTTCCTACAACGTCCCCGGTTTGGTTATACCGTCGCAGAACGTGCAACAGCAACCCGCAAGCGGCGCGTTGCAATGCTGCCCGCAATCGCCTCAATGCGGTTGCAGCGGAACGGGCGGTTTGCTTGCGACAACCAATAGCCTTATTCAACAGTACAATCAACAAAGCGCAGATTGGGCAACCACATATTACAATCAACTGTTGGAAACCGCCCCCGACTATTTGACCATTCAATATTCAACAAACACGTTTGCTGCAACACAAACCTAGAAAGGCTTTTCTGCCGTGGCATATGAAATAGAACAAGACGCAAGAACGCCTGACCGTGGAATAGGCTATTATCCCGCAACCGGGATTGAAATGCTTACGTCCGATGAATACGTTTTGAACGCGAACG